AATTATGGTAAATATTTAGATAATGAGTTTTATGGTCTTGGTGTAATGATGAGTACAGATGAATACATAAAACTTAAATTTTCCAATATAGGGTATGAGAATGCTTTGGAAATGATGATAGGCGTGTTAATCGAGGTGAGTGAACAATGAATGAATTAGTTGCAATACAGAAACATGAATCAATGGAGATTTTTACGAGGCGCGAATTAATAACGCCGTTGCTTTTACAAATAGAACACGCAGCAACACAGGAAAAAGCAAGACAACAACAAGATAATATTGATGCTGTACACGGTTCAATTATTGACGATTGGATGGCTGCTGGTTTCGATCCCTTGCAATCTAGTTTGATTCTTGCCGCCGTTCTTGATGGTAAGATTCGAGGTTTGAGGGTTGTGTATTAACAGTGTGAAAGAATATGGATTATTGCTAACCAATGATTAAATCCCTGAGGCCATACCAGCAAGAGGCGGTCAACGCATTAAGAGCACGTTTAAAGATGGTGACGCACCCAATCGTTGCGAATATGTCAGTTGGATCGGGTAAATCAGTCTGCATTGCCGAATTACTGCTGATAATTGAGCGTGCCGGTTGGCGTGCGCTATGTCTTACCATGAATTCAACCCTTATATCACAGAACGCCCAAACGTACCGAGACCAAGGCGGTACATGCGGAATATATTGCGCGGGTCTTGGTGAGAAAAACACAGATGCAAATATAATCTTTGGGAGTCCGCATTCCGTAGCACAAGGAATTAAAAATAGAAAAAGGATTAAAAGCGTTAAATTTAACTTGATTATTATCGACGAATGCCACGGGGTATCACTTAACCCCGAATCAATGTATCAACGAATCTTTAATAACTACGGTTTTCACGCTCAACAAGATAAGCGATCATTCCGTATTTTAGGACTTACAGGCACTCCATACAGAAACAAAGCAGAATCAATAATAGGGGAACACCAATTCTTTAAAGAAGAAGCCGTAACCATTCAAATGCCATGGTTAATTGAAAATGGTTATCTTGTAAAGCCTGTATTTGAAAAGCCAACAACTGAGAGCTTTGACATGAGCAGCGTTCGTGTTGATAGCACGGGTAAATTCAACCACAAGGAATTACAAGCCGTTATTGACTACAAAGACCGGTTAACGGGTGAAATCATGCGTGAAATTATCACTGTCGTGAACGCTGGACGTGCTGGCGCGTTTATATTTGCAAGCACACTAAAACATGCTGCTGAGTGTATGCGCTCGCTTCCCATCTCTGAATCAGCATTAATCACAGGTAACACCCCACATGACGAGCGAAAAAGAATCTTGGACGCGGCTAGGGCTGGCGATATTAGATATTTAGTCAACGTGGCGACTCTATTGGTCGGGGTTGACGTGCCTAACTTCGATGTGTGTGCGTGGCTTCGTCCCACGGAATCTCTCACCCTCTTTACGCAGGGAATTGGACGGGTGTTGCGCCTATCAGATGGTAAGAAAGATGCCATTGTTTTGGATTATTGTGGAAACCTTGAGCGTCATGGCGACATAGACGATCCCATAATAAACGAAGCACTAGAACCAAAAGACGAAGAAGACCCAGACTACTGCATCAAGTGTTACCAGTGCAATACAATGAACAAAACAACTGCCAGACGTTGCAGAGGAATGCCAGACGATAAACGTTGTGATTATTATTTTGAATTTAAAGCGTGCTCATCTTGCGCTGTACAAAATGATATTACTAGCAGGGTATGCCGAGCGTGTGACGCTGAGTTAATCGATCCCAATGCAAAGCTAACACTAAAAACAGAACGGTTCGCAGTTGACGTTATACGCGCTGAATACTGGTTAAATATCCCAGGCTATGGGAATCAAGTATTTAACGCACGATACATAACGAACAATAAACCAGTATTCGAATCCTATGTCATAACTGAACGGTCTAAAAATATATTTTATGCACGATTTATAAGACAACATACCGCAAAGCCAAGCGACTGGTATGAACACATAATGGATTCGGATAAAATGAAAGAGATGATATATCAAAACCCACTAAAAACCCCTAACCAGCTTATCGTACAGCCTGATGAATATGGCCGCTTGAAGCTGATTAGCAAGGTATTCTATAGTGAGTAAAACGCTCGTATCATCAACTCAGCTTCATCAAAACTATAAGCCGTATGGCACTGATAGCCTTCATCAAGCATATTAGACATAAATTTAATTTGATGCTCTGATAGCTTGCCTTTAGCTGACTTTAATTCCAACCACAACCCACTAAAAGTACCGTTTCCGCGCGGAAAAAAACAGTCACTTACACCTGCTTTTGAACCTTTACGCTTTAAAAATGCACCATAAGCAGGGGCGCACTGACGTTCGCCCGCAAAGTGAAAAAACGGCAATTTATAATGCTTAGCAAATTCATGCACGTTTATCTGGATGATGTCTTCTGCATTCATCTATACGCACCATGCAGTAACCGATGCCGTATATCGGCTACACGATTCTTACCGACTTGAGTAGCCCACTTGGAATCAATCAGCGCAATGACAGCGGTTTCATAGTCCAGCATCATCAATGATGCAATCATGTTTTTAAATTTCAGTAAATTTGGCGTGCCCATGTTAAACGCAAGCTCAATCAAAGCTTCTTGGCGTACGGCGTTTTGCTTGTTGAACCATGTGTATTTAGATAATTCTTTGCGGAATTTTTCAATGTCGTTGTTTAGCAGATAAAATATTTCATCGATAGACAGACCCGTGCCATCGACTCGGGAATCAATTACCCTGCCGCACCCGATCGTGCTGAATCCAAGCGTGTCTTTGTAAACGAACCGTTTAACCCCTTCATGAGCTACAAGTTTATTTAACAGTTCCTTGCTCATCATCCGTCCTTAGTGATTCATTATCATTTAACGCTTCTGATACATTGATCGTGTACTTTGATTTACAACTTTTTGTTGGCGGTATTTTTTTTTCTAACGTGCATTCGATCGCGAAGGCCAGACAGGTAATTACAATTAGTGGAATTAATTTTTTCACTTTCAACTCCTTCTAAGGGGTGCTGCCTGCAAGTGGGGGTGGGTTGATAGAGTGGAGCTATCAACCCAACTGTACCACTAAACCTTACTAGGTTTCACTACTTTCTGCAATTCTACCACTACCGGCAACTCTGCCATCAATTGAACGACAATGGCTTTTGCTCCCAATAGTTGATTGTGATTAATTGCTATTTGTTCGATATCTTTTTCCAATAAATCCAGTTTTTCTTGTAGTACTTCTCTCATTATTACTTCCTTTTCTTTTTAGGTTCTGATTTTCGCGCAACATCAAGGGCAATCGCAATTGTTTGGGTAGGCTTATACTTACCCGTTGATTGCAATTCCTTGATGTTATCGCCCATGTTTTTCTTGCCGGATTTTAAAGGCATTAGGACACCAAGAAACCTAGTTTCATCGTGCCGTTCAACGCGTTTGAAGGCTCTGTGTTGTAGATTGTAATGACAGCACTGCCAGCACTAGGTACAACTTCAACATTGTAATTCTTGCGTGTGTTTGTACCGCCTTGAAATGCCAATGTGACGACTGAGGCCGCTAGAAGGCTTGAGTTAGTCAGGGTTATGACATAACTTGCACCAGCTGCCGTCGTCAATGCGGATGTTGTGATAACACCGGCTTGCGAGTTGATTGTGACAGCGTTAGAGGCTTCTACGGCTGCAACCTTGGTGATGGTCAATACAATCGCTACAAAGGTATCTGTTGCGGCATCACGTGAGAATAGACCCCATTGTGCGGTTGCATATTGAATAACCATTAAATCAGTGTCAGCCCACTGGAACACGCCGTTATTGAGCAGGTCAATGTTAACCTGTTCTGACGCGATATAGCCGGACGCGGTTATGGCGGCTAGGTTGTCACTAGTGATGATGGTGACAAGATTGGGGTTGCCCACAAAATTTCTTAAAATACTTGTAATAGCCATGTTATTTGCCCTTGGTTGGTTTAGGTGCTTCTAAATGTTTCGTGTCAATACTATCATCATGGATAGAGTCAACGATATATTTGTACATCACGTCTGAAACTTCGCTGAGTTCCTTTATGATCGCTGATGCAATAGCCGGGGTCTGCGCTGCTATTTCCTTGACTATCAATGCTAATATTTCCGAACCAAGACGATCTATCATTTTAAACCCCTAGTTAGTTATGAATAACGGTACATCCGCGAGCAACCAGAACCGCTTTAGACGCAAGACCTGCGGCACTTGGCGTTGATGAAGTTCCACCTGATAAATCAACTGTACGTGAATCATAAGATGTTGTACCTAACGTGCCATCCAAGATAGCCAACGAATTTAAAATGCCGTCCACACTTGCTTGGTTTAGTTTCATGCCTGTCATCGTGAAGTTACCAGCGGTTATGACAAGTAGTGTTGAACCGATAGAGAACGTCACAAGTTCTGGGGCTGTAATTTGCCATGTGCTAGCCACACTAATTAATGCAGGGAATGACAGCGTTGCCACAACCGATGCGAGCAATATGTTTGTAGAACCTAGCGTTGTTAACGCAGGAAATGAAATGGTTGTTGCTGAAAAGAGTACCGGGCCGAATACGTTTGTTACAGTTGTTAAGGATGGAACGCTGAATGTTGTTAAAATAGATAAATTTATCCGAAATGCTCCACCAACGGTTACTAAATTAGGTAAGGAAAGGCTTGTTAAGGATGCAAGCACTGGACTAAAGTTAGTGTTTACCGTTACTAATGCTGGCAAATTTAATGTATCCAATGATGTTGAATTTGGTGAAAATGAACCTTTAACATAATTAAGCGCAGGAAGGCTTAGAGTAATTAATCCGGCTCCAATAAACGTCCAGCTTCCTGTCATGCGTTGTAGTGATGTAAAATCAATAGTGGTAACAGAACCGCACGTACCTGAAAAACTTGCAAAATACAGCATATTAGGCGCGCTAATTGTTGTTAATGATGCACTTGTCACCGCTAATGAACCGGAATAAATCATTTTTGGGTAACTTAGTGTTATTAATGGACTAACAACAAGAGTTGCTCCGGACTGATATAGTAGCTCTGGATATGATAATACAGTTAAAGACGGCGAATTGATTACTTGGCTTAATTGTGAATAAATTAAAGACGGGAATTCTATTGACGTCGTTATTGAAGGAACTCCCTGGACACTAAATGATGTTGTACCACTAGATACCCCTAAAACCTGCACGTTCCCCATATTAATTGTATCCGCCCCACTTCCAATTTCTAACATCGTGGCTGTAATTTGGCTGTTATATGACGTGCCAAGAAAACTAAAACTGGTGTAAGAAAATGAAAACTGTGGCCTATCGTAATCAAAGCCGGTCTGGGTAACGTTTGCTTGAGCGACCGTTGGAGCTAATTGACTAGTAGTTGCAAGAGTACCGGACGTTGGAAACGTCACTGCGGTATTCGCAGTCATCGTTAAGGCTGATGTGAATGCACCAATGGTACTTAGGTTACCACCGATGGTGATGGTCTTACCTGTGTTTGCAACGCCCGTACCACCGTACTCACCAATCAACGGGAACGAAAATGGAGGGGTAGGCACTACCCCTTGAGCCACATTAAATACCGAAAGCCACTTCTGAAAATCCGATGCAGTAATCATTGTTTCACCCATCCTGAAATAACAGTTACGTTCGTGCCGTTATTCGTAAAGGTTTGAACGTAGGTATTGGATAAGTAACTAACTGAGGCTGTAGCCACGAATCCGCCGCTGTACGTAAATGTCTGCGTTAAACTACTAACAGGGATTGGCGTACTTGGAATAAAAGCACCAAGAGAATCGACGGGTATTATTGTTTCTTGAGACATTTTATTTTCTCCTCTTGGTTAAACTACAAGATACCCGATTAATATTGTGCCATTTAGCGCATCTATCAAGTCTATGTTGTTGATTGTTAGCGTTGCAGAACCCGCTCCTGGCACGACACTAAATGTTGTGTAGCGTGTGTTTGTACCGCCGTTTACAGTTAAAGATATCATTGATGTAGCAGTGATTAACGAGTTTGTCCAGGTAATTACATATGTGCCACCTGCGGCTGTCGTCAGTGTTGAGGTTGTTATGATACCTGCACCACCTGATGCCGTCACAGCATTTGCGGCTTCTGTGCCGTTTACCTTAGAAAATGTTAGGCTTGTACCAGTAGCCGCACCTAGCACAGGAGTTACCAGTGTTGGTGACGTAGCCAGTACAACAGACCCCGAACCCGTCACCGCATTACCCAGCACTGTAATCGTGCCGGTTGCATCCGGTAGTGTCCAAGTCCGTAACGCACTGGTCGCGGCGTTAACTAAAACATTATTGTAGTCAGCTGCGTTGTCCACTGGAGCGATATTAAACGACCCTGATGCCGCGGTGAGAGAAGGTATGCTGATGTTTCCAGATAGCCCTGTTACCCCGATAACAACGTTAGCATTAGCGTCTATTGTTACTGCGACAGTTCCACTCCCAGTCCCATGTGAATTAACTGAGAACTTACCACCTGACCCTGTAGATATACCCGCAGTAACCCAGCCCGGCTTGGTAGCGTGGGAATGGCCGTACATTATCAACCCCCCGCCAAACCCAGCGGAACCCGGACCTGCTTGCAAAATGAATGTTCCGGTATTCGTTGAGTCGCCATCTAATACAAGGTATCTGGCTGCCGCTGGATTAGGCGTTAGGAAGACATTCTGAGCGATCACACCTAGTTGAGTAATATTCGTTTGAACGGTAATGGGAAGCGTAGAACTAATTGAGGGCAAGCCAGCCGCAGAGGTAATCAATGTTCCATCGTTTCCAGTAGTTAACCCGCTCAACGTAGTTCCAGCAGCAGCATAATAAGCCAGCTGATTAATCAAACCAGAGTTTACGATACCTGACGCGCTCGCGGTGGTTGTGAGTGTGCCGGATAGTGGGAAAGTAACGTTTGTGGCTGCAGTCATGGTAAACGTGGTTGCAAACGCACCAATCGTTTCAAGGTTTCCAGCTACGGTTATTGTCCGCGCTGCGTTGTTAACGCCTGTACCGCCGTTAGCACCTATTAATGGAGCCGTTAGGGACAGGGCGCTGAATGTAGGGCTTGCCGCTTGCGCTACAGACTGATCGAACGAATAAGCACCCTGTATATTCACCGCACCATTAAGCGTCATTGTTGACGCATCAGAATTTGATACGCCACTACCACCGCCCAACGGCTTTAATGGCGTGGTTGTATTCGCGTTAATTGCATTCGTGTTTATAGCCATGGCTGATTATCCTATTAAGTTGTGGCCGCGCCGATTAAAACGCGGCAAACATACTACACTACAGTTACAGTGCCTTGTTTAATGTTAGCAACGAAGTCAACGTCAGCAACAGAACACACGATTTCAATCCAGTTGCCAACACTTGCAGCAGATGTGATTGAACCACCGGCACCAACAGTCGTTGCAGTATTACCAACAACAATTGATTGCAATGCTAATTGAGCAATAACCCAACCGCCAGTGTTGAGAGAACTACCTGCAACTTCAAAGGTATCGCCTACAGCTGCAACGGCTGGCAATGTGAATGTCAACTGTCCTGCTGCTGCGGCAAAATATGCCTTGTTGATTGCCATTGCTGTCGCAACTGCAACACTTTCCCAAACAACTTCTGTTCCAGTATTCGCAATTGTAATAGTACCGGCGGTATTGACAATGGAAATACCAAGACCGGCTGTTAATGTTGCAACAGCAGGGGCAAGGCCAGTACTACCAATCAACAGCTGACCGTTTGTGAGTACGTTAGAGCTGTAGGCGGAGGCACCGTTGGCAACTAAAACACCGTGAACGGTAGGGCTTGATACACCTGAACCACCTTGGATAGGTAGCAAAGGGGTTGTAGCATTGGCGTTAATAGCATTGGTTAAAATAGCCATGATTTTTTCCTTTTTTTTAGTTAAATAACAACTGACCAATGGATGCGTAAGCCGTCCATGTGGTATTTGCAACTGTGCAAATTAATGAAATGGAGTCAAATTGATTCTGAGCGTCCACACTGATTGCAGTGTTGACATTCCCATGCCGAATATTTTGACCTGCGTTTGTTGATATATTCCATGCACCAAGACCTTTACCGACAACCCTAATTTCATCGCCAAAATTCGATAGAACGGGCAATGTAAACGCGACTAAAGCGGCGTTATTTGCCACATAATTCTGTCCACCAACCATTAGCTGGGTGAGGGATACGACATTTGTCCAGTTACCTGCCGGGCTGGCTGTAATCGTAATCGCACCGGCCGCATTCGCAATGGATATACCACTGCCTGCCGTAAGGTTTGCAATGACGGGGGTAGCACCTACTGAGCCTATCAATAATGACCCGTTGGTCATGGATGCCGACCATGCGGGTACACCCGTTACGCTTGTTGCTAACACGGCACTATTTGCGGTTACTATCTGGCTTACGACGTTATCAGCACTTGAGTACAGTAATCGTGAAACGTTTGTAGTCGTTGGGTATGTTGCTGTGGTAAATGAGGGCAATGCGCCTACACCGTTGGATTGTATAACCGTACCACTTGCACCAAGGGCTATACTTTGCAGATTTCCTGTTGGTGTCGTGCCGCCTGTAATGGGGGCGTAGGCTGTAAATGAGGTGTTACCTGTACCACCGCTTATGACGGTTACAGGGATTGCTGATGTAAATTGAATGAAGGTTATTGGGTCAGTACCAATCACTGCCACGGTTGCAATTTGTAGCCATGATGAACCGCCCTGTGTAGTGCCTCCCGATAAAGCCACGAAGTCACCGGGTGCAATTTCAGTGGGGGTGTCAAAGTCTGTAGCGCGTGTTAATACCCATGCAGTAGCGCCCGTACCAACCACGGTTACTGTGTAGATCCCATTTTCAGATGAAGCCGTTTGGTTCTTAATCAATACCCGTTGACCGACTGTAGGCGACACATCATCCAGCATAATAGCCGCCAATGCGCCCGCATTAGTAAGCGTGGCTCCAACACCTGCCGCACCATTGTTATAAACCACGGTAAGATTGGTAGTTGATGCGGTAACGCATGCGCTTTGGACACTTAATCCTGTTGCAACGGCATCAATGTAGGCTTTAACGGATGCACTTGTCGGGATGTTTGAGGTTGTGGCCGTTACCATTGAGGAATCGTTTATAATGGATGATATCGCTTGTGTGCTTTGAATGGTGAACGTACCCGGCAGGTTTAATACGTTGGGTATGGATATAACCAG